ACCGTTTGTCAAGCTTCCGAATCTTATGCGGGAGTTGGCTATCTCACAGGATATCGATCCGGATAGCCTCGTCAACGATGTCAACGAAGCACAGGTATACGCACAGATGCTGCAAGGGATGATGGCTAATGCTCAACAAGGAACAGGCGAGGAAGCTGGCCCCGCTCCTCAACAACAAGGAATGGCCCCGAATGGAGGAGTACCTAGTGGACCTCCGGGAGTCGATGATTCGGGCCGTGGTAACGGCACAATCGGAGTCGGAACTGCGCCAAGCGCAGGGGAAGCTGGCTTTACTGGAAATGCTGGCACAACTCAAGACGAACTATGAGCGAGTAGTTAAAGTCGATGGCAATTCGTAATCCACAAGTAACTAAACGTACTGCAAACACTCTTCAAAAGGTGGAGAACCTCAAAGACGAGATCGGCAGAACCAGCGATGATCTTCGCCGGATTGTGGGCGAGGAATACGATAGCTATACAGAGACTCAAAAAAAACTTGCCGAAGAGGTATTCACGCAGCGCAATATGTTTTTCAACCCTGATGGGACAGCCCGCGCTATGGTTGGGTCAGAGCCTAACAGGTACGCAGGTAAAACCTTTGACGATACACTTCTTGGAAAAGTAATTCGCGAAGCTGCCCCTCTATATAAGACTCTAGACACTATGGGCGAGGGTCTTGTATCTCGTGAAAAAGAATTCGAAGCTAAGGCTCGACTCTTCGATGAAGCCACTTCTCCTAAAACGGGTATGTTACTTGAGCAGATTATTCGTCCGGGTGACGACGAGGCATTTGAAGGTCTCGCAGAGCGAGATAAGGGATTTTACGCTAGACAGCGTGACAAAATAGAAGACTCCCTGCCGTCAGAGGTAGATGATTTTTCTGGATACGCGCAGGGCATAGAGCGCATGGATCGACTTGATCCTGAGTCTTCAAGCTTTCGTCAGGGATTGGCAGAGGGTGGCGAAGCTGAAAACCCTGCCGTTAATTTTTTTACATCTCAACGTACATACTCTCCAGATGAATACGCCAGCGGCTATGTTAATTTTTATGGCGGCAGTTTAGGAACAGGCGTCGATGTTACGACGGTCGATGAAGATGAAGATGAAGACGAGGATAACAAAGAGACTATCATCCAGCGCGATGTTCTTCGTCCTGTAGGGGACGACGAAGACTCCATAATCCCTGCCACAAAGTATACATTTGGGGAGAAGGGTCGGCAGTCAGCATTTGAGGTTCGCTCATACAGCTATGGTGATGGGTCTAGCGACTTTGAACTGAACATTAATAACTTTGCAAAAGCGGGCACACAAGACCTTTCAGAAAGCTTTGTTAAAGAATATATGAAGTCTATTAAAGGTCCGGGCATTCAGGCAGATGTAAAACAGGAAACCGCAATTTCTCCTCTCTCTGCAACGGTAGGACCAACCCTCGCTAGTGCCGCTGGCACTTTCATGGGAAAGCAGGTTGAAGTTCCTTTCGGAAAAGAAACTACTCTGCGCCCCGCTGGCGTGGCTGGTTTCGCGCTAGATGCTGCGCTGGCCTTCCACACCAAAAATGCAGCAGCCGTAAATCTTGTTGGCGGTAAAGCTGGCGCGTTGATGACTGTCAACAATATGCTGATCAGTCGTAGGCCCGGAAAATTTGTCTACACGGGAAATCTTGGGGGCTTGTCGCAAGAACAGATGCGCGGCATTGAAGCCACGAAAGAAGGCTTTATCTCTGGCACTCTCAGGGACGAGTACGACGAAAAGACTAATACATGGAAAAAGACCGGCATGAAGGGCTTACTGGATGCAGATGACGCTTTTCGTGTTGGCGGCAACGTCTCTGAAACGGGATACTTTATCGGCACGTTTGGTGGCGGTGCCAAGCTGACAGGAGCCGCTGGGCTAAAGAATGAACAGTTTGCTGCCGCGTATAAGGCTGTTCAACAAAAGTATCCGGGCGTAACACAGTCACAGTTTCAGGCCGCACTTTTAGAGGCTCAACAAAAGGCAGGATTTTTCGGCACTGTTAGAACGAAACATCGAAATGCAACATTCCTTACTGACGCTCTAACTCGCATAAAACAAGAAAACGACGATGCGTACGAAGCTGCAGCGGATGCTTCACTCCGAATTGAAACGGCGCAGCAAGCTGATAGGTCCGAGGACAGAGATGATCTTTATGGCCCGGACATTTCGCGGACTGAACCCGGCGGTAAAAAAGATAAGAGCGGACGCGAGTTTGGTACGGAGTCTGCCTTTGGTGCTGACGACAGAGACTTCACTGGTCTTGATGAGGACGATGATGATAACTACGCCCGTGGCGGTCGCGTAGGACTGTATGGGGGCGGCGAAGCTATGGCCCCTGCGGGCTTTGTAGAAGGTCCGCCGTCTCGTTTTACAGATCGTCAAAAGGTAGCTGACGACAAGAATATGCAGGTCGAAGAGGGCACCTTTGTCATCAACGCTGCCGCCGTAGAAGAAGCTGGTAGTGAAGACATTAAGAAGATGATCCTTGACGCATACTCTGTAGCGCAGGAACAGGGAAACTTTTCGGTAGATCGTCCTCTGTATGAAAAGGCTGTAGACGTAGCCGTCTCACGCGGCGAAGTGATTGTACCTCCACAACTGGCCCGCATCATTGGTTACGACCGTCTCCGCAAGATCAACAATCGCGGTAAAAAAGAAACGCAGGAGCGTATCGAAGAAAACGGTCAACAGCCCACAGGAGCGGCAGAGGGCGGTTTTCTGAGTAGACTGTTTGGCTTTGGTAGTCAGGCATCACAGCCAGATGTTTCCGGCACAGGTGAGGGATTTGCAGAGAAGCCACAAGAAGCGCCTGTCGAACCTGCATCCGCTTCTACACCTCTTCCTGCACCTTCTCAGTACGAAGAGATTGTACGCAGTGCGCTTCAGGTAGCTGAAGATAACAGGATGAAAGGCTACGTACCCACAAACAACAGTGGGGTGACAATTGGTCGAGGCTTCGACATTGGACAGCACTCCATCACTGATCTGGAAAAGATGGGTCTTAACACATCTATGTTGTCAAAGCTCACTCCTTATGTAGGCAGCTTCAAAGACGGTAAGTTTGTCGCTAAGACAGGTGCGAAAGCTCGTGCAGCGTTGGCTAAAGACCCGCTGACTATCACAGATCAAAAGGCCCTTGAAGACTTGAACCTCACTGTTCAACGTAAAAAACACGAAGAGTTTGAAGATTTTCTACAGAGATATAAGGTTCCTGTTCCTACTAGCGACGTAGACAAGGCAGTGATGTTCACTGAATACTACGTAGGTAATTTTAAGACAGGAAAAGGACCAAAAGAAGGTTCTTTCTTTAGTAAAAAGAATAACAGACACGTCACTATACGTGACTCTTTCTTAAAAGCCTTTAAGGAAGGTAACGGATACGATGCACTGTATGATGGCATCATTGTCCCACTTAGAGGTAAATCCAGTCAAGCTGCCAAAGAAGCACGTAATCGTGCTGATCGCATGATTAAATGGTGGTCTGAAAATAAAGATTTTGCGTCGATAACTGAGCCTATGGTTATGCCGAAGCTTCCAAAACCGGATAAGCCAGTAGATGTATCGTTGCCGACCCCCAAACCCAAAAGGGATTCGTCAGCTACCCGTGGTGGACCACGGCCCTGACACAACCGGAGCGGCTACCCACAGCCAAGTGGCCCCGCAAGTGAGGTAATAAAATGGCAAAGAGAGTGAAAGGCCACCGTGCCAATAAGCCGAACGACTCATTCGGCACTGTCAACAATGACAATCTGTATCGTGGAAAGTACCGTGAAGAAGTCAACAACGATGATGACGACGAAGCGGAAGAAACTGTAGAGGCACAACAAGCGGACCCCGAAGAGGCTACTCCGCAGGAAAGCACCAGCTTCGTAGAACAAAAACAAGAAGCCGACCACGATTACAAAAAACGGTATGATGACTTAAAGAAGCATTATGATACCAAAGTCTCTGAATTCAAACAGGAGATCGAAGGTCTGAAAAGCGGCGCATCCAATCAGTCGGCACAACTGCCGCAGGGTATGTCCCCACCACGGACCCTAGAAGAGCTTGAAGAGTTTAGGCGTCGGTATCCTGAAGTGTTCGAAGTGGTGCAAACTGTTTCGTCGCTGCAGACCGAGGCGCAGGTTTCTGAACTTCGTGAACAGTTGGGAACTATCAAGGAACGAGAGAAAGAGCTTGAGAAGCAGAACGCTTATCAGGAACTCCTCAACTTCCATCCTGATTTTGATGACATCAAACAGGATGAAAAGTTTCTGGCTTGGCTAGAAGATCAGCCTTCGTCAATCGCTGACGGCATCTATAAAAACAATACAGATGCAAAGTTGGCAGCACGGGTCATCGATCTGTACAAGGCCGATGTTGGCCTAAAAAAGAAATCTTCTAAGAAATCATCGTCTGCCGCAGAGGCAGTGACTAGACCCGCAGCACGGGAAGTCTCTTCTGCAAAAGGTGATGGACGAATCTGGAAGGCTTCTGAAATCGGCAAAATGAAGCCGTGGGAATTCGAGAAGATGGAAGCTGAACTCGACACCGCACGCGCTGAAGGCCGAATTGACTACAACAATTAACCTTAACCTCCAAATAGGAAGGATGAACTAATGGCTTTTAATAGCGCGTCAGGTCATAACAACCTGCCTTCCGGTAACTTTACTCCGGAAATTTTTAGCCAAAAAGTCCTCAAATTCTTCCGTCGCGCTTCGGTTGCAGAAGATATTACGAATACCGACTACGCTGGCGAAATTGAGAACTTT